AATAACTCTCATTTGCATTAGAACCCACTATGTAAAATGCCGTTAGTTAATTTCAGCAATTTAGATTTTGATCAAATAAAGACGTCCATTAAGGACTATCTTCGTGCGAATTCAAACTTCACAGATTATGATTATGAAGGATCCAATCTTTCTACTATTATAGACACACTTGCCTATAATACTTACATCACCTCATACAATGCCAATATGGTAACCAATGAGGTGTTTATTGATGGAGCAACCTTAAGAGAGAATGTTGTTTCCTTAGCAAGAAATATAGGATATGTTCCTAAGTCAAGGAATGCAGCAAAGGCGTCAATATCTTTTGCAGTTGATACATCATCAACTACAGCAGTATCTGTTACATTGAAGAGAGGAATTGTAACAGTTTCTTCTAACAGATTTGCTAATGTAAATTATGTGTTCTCTATACCTGATGATATTACAATTCCAGTAAATTCTGATGGACTAGCAATCTTTAATAATATTGACACTCATGAAGGTACACATCTTACACAAACATTTAATGTAAGTTCCAGAACACCTAATCAAAAATATATTCTTACTAATAGTGGTATTGATACTGACTTAATTACAGTATTAGTAAGAGAGGGTGCTGGTTCTACTATTACAAGAACTTATAAACAGTTTAGTAGTTTATATGAAGTAGATTCTACATCACCTGTATATTTCATTCAAGAGATTGAGAATGAAAGATATGAATTGTTATTTGGTGATGGAGTATTTGGTTTAAAATTACAAGAACCCAATATTGTAGAGATTGGTTATATCACATCAAGTGGTGAGGATGGCAATGGAATTTCACAGTTCACCTTTGCTGGACAGTTAGTTGATAATAATAATACACCAATTACAAATGGTATATCACTAATTACTACAGAACAACAATCCTTTGGTGGTTCTGATATTGAGAGTGTTGAATCAGTTAAGAAGAATGCTCCTCAGATCTATGCATCACAGAATCGTGCTGTAACAGCAGCAGATTATGAAGTATTGATTCCTAGAATCTATCCTGAAGCAGAATCTGTTTCAGCATTTGGTGGTGAGGAACTTACTCCTCCTCAGTATGGTAAGGTCTTTATCAGTGTGAAACCTGAGAATGGTGTACACCTTTCCACTACTATCAAGGAAGATATCACCAGAGAACTGAGAAAGTATTCAGTAGCAGGTATTGTGAGTGAGATTGTTGATCTCAAGTATCTGTATGTTGAAAGTGATTCATATGTTTATTATAATGAGAACAAAGCACCTTCTTCTAGTGTAGTCAGTTCACTAGTAACTAGTAATATTGGGTCATATGCTAATTCAACTGAGTTGAATAAGTTTGGTGCTAGGTTTAAGTATAGTAAGTATCAGAAGATTATTGATGATACTCATGTATCAATCACATCTAACATCACTACTATCAATATAAGAAGAGATATGGAACCTCTTCTGAATGCATATGCAGAGTATGAGTTATGTTTTGGTAATAGATTTTATATCAAGAACCATGGCCACTCTCCTGTTTCTAATGGAACTGTTGTTGGATATAACATCAAGACATCTGCTTTCAAAGTAAGTGGTATTTCTGGTGATGTATACTTAGGCGATAAACCCAATCCTGGTCTGAAGACTGGTAGTATCTTCTTGTTTAAGTTGAATTCACCTACTGAACCAGTTGTTGTTAAACAAAATATTGGTATTATTGATTATGTGAAGGGTGAGATTAAATTGAACCCAATTAAGATCATTTCTACTAGCGTAAATAGAGGTACCCCCCTCATTGAAGTATCTGCTGTTCCATATTCAAATGATGTTATAGGACTACAAGATCTATATCTTCAACTTGATACAAACAATGTTGTTGTCAATACTGTTTCAGATCAAATTGCATCTGGTGATGATGTATCAGGTAGTAACTATATTGTTACATCCAGTTACTCTAATGGAAGTATTGTTAGAGGAACACCTCTTCTTACATCAACACAGACAGTTACACAACCTGCAGCATCTACATCAGATAGAGTTACTAATGTAACTATCACAACTGGGAATGCTGGTTCCTCACAATCCACAACATACTCCTATTAATAGAAATGGCAGTAGATAGAATTAAGTTTCAAGATATAATCGCTAGTCAGGTTCCTCAATATGTAAAGGACGACTTTCCTCTTCTTGTTGACTTTCTAAAGGAGTATTATGTTTCACAGGAATATCAAGGTGGAACATATGATCTGATTCAGAATCTAGATCAATATGTTAAGGTTGATGAGTTATTCAATCTTAAAGATTCTACTGTACTGCTGGGAGATGTTACATTCCAGAATAC